AAAAGCTGTATATGTCATGGCAGAATCATTACCAAACCATCCATTTCTAGAGGCCCAGACTTCTGCTTTAGGATCTGACTGTTGTTGCGCCTGTTGTTGTTGAGGATTAATATTTACCTCTTTTTCTGCTAAAACAGGGATATCTTTCTCAGCCACTTTCAAAGCATTTAATCTAGCATTTTCAACAGTTAAATTTGCTAACTGTTGTTGGGCTGAAATTTGTGCTTCTACATCCTGAGATTCAATAGCGTTTTTTAAAGCTAGTTTAGCTGCTGCTAGACTAGTTGTAACCCTACTCTCAAATTCAGAAACATAAGATTTATCTAATTTAGATAATCTAGTTTCCGCTTGATTTTTTTGTTGAGTAACTGATTGAGCATATTGAACAGCTTCTTCTCTTTGTCTTTCTGCTTCTCTCATTTTACGAGTTAATTTAGCAATACGTTTTTGAACGCCTTCACTATATTCTTTTAACTCATCTTTTTCTTGAGGTGCTTTATCAAGTTTAACCTGCTTTTCATTTTCGTAAGTTTTATCTTCCGCAGGTACTTGCTCAACCTCTATTTTTTCTTCTACAACTTCCTCTTGTTTAACCGGTTCGTTGTTTTTATCTAATTCAATTTCAGTGCTTTTTTCGTCACCATCACCAACATCTATTAGGTCTTGTTTTTTCTTTTCTTCTTCTGGCATAGTTTCTCCTATGGGTTAAATAAAATGAAGAACTGATTCGGGATCTTTGATTGTCCCTAACACTTCGTCATCGTTTAATAATCGCACTTCCCCACCTTCTATTGGTAATCTTGAACCCGCATAGCGAGCAAAGATAACCCAATCTCCTTTTTTACACCAGGGTCCTGATGTAAACTTCTCTTCTTTGTAACACAGGGGTCCCATTTTTAAAACGTAACCACATGTTGTTGCAATTCTTGCTTTGTCTAAAGTTTCTTGTGAATAAATAAGTCCACCTTTACTTTTTGTAGGTGGTGTAAATGGTAAAACTAAAAGTCTCCATCCCGAAGGTACAGGTAATTCATCAACTGTATCTTTAATATTTTCAGGATTTAAAGGTTCTTTTTCTGGAGGTAAATCTGTTTGTTCTTCTTTGTATTTTTCTTCTAAAGCCAGTTTAATTTGTGGTTTTTCCTTTGGAGTTGGTATCTCCGATGTTAACAACGTTTCCTTTGTCATCTTTTTGCTCCTTGTCATTTAGCAGGTTAGAGATTTCCTGTAAAGTTAATTGTAAGGCATGTGCCTGTCCTATTAAATACTTGTATTTTTCCATATTGTCAACCCCTCCAGCTAAAATGTTATCACCAATAGCTTGAAGTCTTGATCTTAACGCTTTTTGTGTTTTACTAATTATTAATAGTTCGTCCATTATTTCTCCTCTCTTTGTTTTTGTTCTTCTCGTTGTCTATCTAATCGTTGTGTGGCATCTTCTACAGGTTCTTCTTTAAAATCTTCTAATGCCGATAATTTTTCTTCTGCATCAGAAATTTTCTGTAGTTGTTTATCTACTTCTTCAATATGTTGTGGATGTTCTCCAATACCTACTGAATTTTCTAAATAAATATTAATAATAGTATGAGCTTCTGCAATAACCGCTTCGTATCTTGCTTCCAAAGCGCATAAAATAGAATTGCGCATTAACAATTCCACGCTCTTAATGATTTATTAATTCTTGAATTCGGATCTCTAGCTGTTTTAGCAGATGTTAATTTTTTCTTCATTCCACCCATTCTTGCACAAAAAGAAGCTCTACGTTTATTACCTACTTTTTTACTTGGTGCTTTTAAAGTTCCTTTTTTATAACTTGCACGACCTTTGGCATTTAATCCTCCTTTAGGATTTTTGCCTTCTGCTCTTGTCCACGCCGGAGTACCACCAGCTTTAAATCCTGGGGCATCAATCATTTTACCATAATATTTTGCTAAATTTTTGTTTCTTAAGTGAACAGGTCCACTAGAACCTTGCATATCACTTTTTAAAAAACTACCAGTATATTTAGTATTGGGCATTCTCATGTCTTTTTAGGAAACCCTTTCTTCATATTGGCGTATGCTTTTTTGGAAATAGTGCTTTTAGATTTAGGTCTTGAAATACCTAATTTTTTTCTTCGGTTGATATTGGCCCAAAGGCCTTTTTTAGCCATTAGTAAACCTTACTACAAGCTTTACAAATACGAACTACATTAGCAGGAACAATTTCATTGCACTCACATCTTTTACCAAAGATTTTGTCTACTAATTTTCTCCAAAGTTTTTTCATTATTAACCTCTCATTTTTTTTAAAGTTTTAGCAAGTCTAGCACGTTGGCCTAACTTACCACCTTTTTTGGCAGCTGCATTTAATTTTTTAGCAGGAATCTTTTCACCTTTTTTAATATTTAAAGATTTTCTTAAAGATCCTGGTTTTTTAATAGCTTTTTGTATCCACTTTCCATCCTTAGCACCTACTCTACCACCTTCGGCAAATGGAACTCTAGCTATTGAATTATAAGTTGGCATTATGCTTTAAGCTCTTTTACAATTCTTTTCTTTTCAGCTTTAAGATTTCTTTTACCTTTTTTAGAAAAAGCTTTTTCTGCATTAACACGACCTAATTCTTCTAGTCTGTTCATACGGCTAGTATTTTTTTTTACCTTACCGCCTTTTTTTAAAGCTGCACCCATACCTCTGTTGTTCATCACAATGCCGCCACCTCTATACATACTTACATGAGTAGTCATTGGTTGGCCTTTTTTATTCATTGTCATGTTATCTAGTCTTCTTGGTGATTTCATATATTACCTATTTATCTTTCCGCTTTTTTTAGCTGCAGAACCAAATCTACCATAAGATTCATTTGCTGAAGCTGTTAGTTGTTTTTTAGTTCTTTTTTTTCTTACTCTCATCGCAATAGATTCGTCTTTTCTATCTGTGTAACCTTGTTTCTTCTTCACACTACCACCTTTTTTCATACCAGCACTTTCGCCGTATGGAAATCTGTAGCCGTTTCTTACTCCGTTTTTTCTCATTTTTTTGCTCCGTTATTTTTAAATATTTGTGTTCCCTTTATACCATAAATGCTCGCCACGACAAGGATCCACAAATTTGTAAACCATTTAGGAAGTGCCGCAAAATGCTCAAAGAACACATTCACTTTATCCATCGCTGCCGGATCTTCACTTACAACTGCCCAGGCGAGAATTGCTATGGGCGCCGACAGGATTACTAAAACTGCCTCGTCCTTATAATCTGCTTGTCGAGCTTCTAACAATTTGCCTTGGTAAGCTTCCTTACCTTCAGCCATTCGAGAAGCATGCATTAATTGTGCATCTGACATAGCCATTTTAGTTTTCTGCTTGTTAGCGTAAATTTTACTTCCAGCAGAAACGGCTAATTTAATTGCCGAAAACCACATGTTAATACCAAGTAGCTTTAACTGGTTTCTTATCAGCTCTCATTCTTTTAGTTCCTCTAACTGTAACAGTTTGAGAAGTAAAAGGATCAGTCATTTCTACAGATTTTTTGTCTGTTTGATAACCATCTGAATTCGTTCCTAATTCTTTTACGACTTTAGGATCGTTATTCATAAATGTAGAGCCTCTTTGCCAATCTTTACTCATAATTTTCTCCTTATAGGTTTATTATACTAATTTTTCTTAAAATTTCTACCAAAATCGAATTTTTTACTATCAATTGACATAGCTTGTTTTTCTAAACTCGTATCAGCTCGTAAATTAGCCAATTCTTCGTTTTGTTCCAGTTTTTCATCCTGATTTTGTTGATTCATCATCGCTCTCATCGTATCTAAGTCTAATCTGCTTTGATCATTTTGTTTTCTAGATGCATTTTGTTGAGCTTTTAAGTCTAATTCACGTGATTTAAGTTTTAATAATGGATCTCCACCAACTTCACTACTAATTTTGTCTTCTTCTTTTGCATAATCCATCATTAACTCAGCAATTAAAACAGCTTTTCTTGTTTCAATTAAATTATTAATTTGTTGCATACGTTGTTGTAGTTGCATTGCTTGTGGATTTTGCATTGCAGCAGGATTTTGCATTAAAGGTTGTAGTTGTTGTTGAATAGCTTGCATTTCTTGTAACTCTTGTACAAATTCAATTTGAACTTGTTCTTGAGCCATCAAAGAAATATGTTCTAAAATATTTTTTTGTAGAGCTGCCATAACCATAGGATTATTTTGAATCATGGAGATAGACATAAAACTTAAATGAGCATCAATATGCGCTTTATGATCTTGTCCACCAAAAGCTTGAAAAGGTTTTGCAGACATAGCTATAATATGTTCTAACGCCGGATCCATAGGAGTAGGTTTTTGTGGAGGAGGTAAAATTGCATTAACGTCTTTTACACCTAACGCATCATACATTGATCTATACGCTTGGTATAAATTATGCATTTGAGGATTTGATTGCGCTAGTTGTAATTGACTTTGTGCCATAGAAATTCTTTGAGTTTGAGAAAAAATATTTGGATCTGCAACTGGCAGAATATCAATCTTATCATCAAAGTCGGCAACTTTAATTTGTCGAGCTGCTCCCGGTACATCATAAGGATATACAGGTGGTAAGTAAGTTTTAAATACCGCAGCTAACAATTTAAATTCTTGTTTCATTGCTACATATAATCTTTTGTGGATTGCACTCATAACTCTTGATCCTCTTTCAAGAAGAGCAACAGTTGTACCAACAGCAGCTTGTTGATTCATATCTCCAACTTGAGTATCAGCAATAGAGGCAAATCTTTGACCCGCTTGAACAACTACACCCATTAATTGTAATAATGTTTGATCAGGTCCTTTAAAGGGTAATTGCATAAATTGATCTCTAATATTTCCACCAGGAACATCTACATCTCTAAATTCTCCTGGTTGTAAAGGTTGAGCATCATCTCTCATTCTAACTCCGCGCGTTTTAAATCCAGCCGGTAAGTTAGCTAAAGTGCCGGCATCTAAAAGTTGTCTTAAAGCAACGGTTGCTGTTCTAGATAAACCACCAATCATATGAATTAAACCTAATCCATAAAAACCTAATCCTGGTAAAAATTTAAAATGTACAAAATAATCTTGTTTTCTTTTTAATGGATCTTCGGCTTTAAAGTTTCTTCTAATGGATAAAATTTTTCCATTAGCTTCATCAATTGTTACAATGTAAGGAAGTTTAATACCTGTAGGTTCATTATCTTCAGGATTAACATCTTCATAACCTTCTAAATCTAAATTGACATGCATTTCTAAAATAGTAAACATGTCTTCTTGACCGGCTTGCGTAATACCTTCAAGTTCTAATTCTTTTTGTTTTAATTGATTTTCTTGAACTGGAGGTTCTCCTAAATCAATATCTCTATAAAAACCACCAATTTGTTGTTTACGTAAATCATTTTGTGAAATTCTAATTACATGAATAATAGCTTCAGCATCTTCTAATGAAGTAGCAGAGTAAGGAACAACTAAATCATCAGCAGGTACAAATTTGGATACGGCTCTTCCTAAAAGATCGTCATAATAAACTTTCTTAAAAGTTGAGCCGCTTAGGGGTAAATAAAAAAGCATTTGATCAAACTCTGGTTCATATTCTTTCATCTGATCCATAATTTGATAATTCATAAAATCTTTAACACGTTTTGCTT